CTTCGCCGTCCACCAACAATGCTTTCAGGACGCCACCAGCACGCGCGCGCGCAGAAATTGCGTATTCGTTTTGGCCGAAGACCACAGTGGCCGTGATTTCGCCAACTGGAATGCGCGCGAACGAGATTGTATAGCTTGCGTCGAGGTTTCCTTCAGCGTGTGCATGGTCGCCGGCTGTCACCGTTATCAACGCGAGTGCGAAGCCTGCGGCGAGAATCGTTGTTTGAGCGGCGCGAGAACGAAACCTCATCTTGGAATCCGTCCCTTGGCCTACAGCCGATTATGCTTTGACCTAGGCCCCTCCGACCGAAAGGATAGCACACCTCTGCAAGGCCACAGACTGCTGCGCTGCGGGTTTTCGGTCCGGCCTATGACGGCTTCGGGTCCAAAACCGGTAGTCCTCTGGTCGAGCACAAGATTTCCGCTTCGTCCCCAAAACCTGACATCTGCGCGTTAATGAGTACGCGCCTTAACACCTCATCTCGCGTCGGGAGTGGCCCTCGGCTCCGACACTGGCGCCTCAAAATATTCCTGGGCAACTAGCGGCTCCGCATCGATCGCCGACGACTGCTTGCAACAACTACGAGGTAAAAAGCGCAGCCTCCGATCGTCCGGTCCATGCCGGCAGCATAAACAGGGAAGCAGTTGGATCACGCGAGTAGCCATGGCGGCTCCATAGAGTGACATAGCGCTTGCCCAGCCCCGTTACCCTATCAAAGCCTCAATATCGATGACAGGCTGCGCCCTCAACGGTGCCACCCCAATCGCCATCGCAAGCGCAACCATGCCGTCGATCCGACCTACCGAACGCTTCTTCGACGGCTTGCGATTACCGGCGTCGTCAATCGCAATCACCGTGTTAGCTGCGCACATCGAGAGCACCGGGTGATCGCCATGGGCGAGATGGCCCTCGAGCAACACCTGCTCGAGATCACGCAGCGCGGGCGACATCGATTGCATCCCTTGGCCGAATTCAACGAAGTGATCCTTGACGAACTGCTCGTTGAAGCCGGCCTTGAGCAACCACGGTAAGAAGTGCCGCATATTCCAGCGATCGAATCCGATCTTCGCAATGTTGTAGTGCCGGAATAGGCCACGCAAATGATCAGCGACATGCTCGTACGAAACAGTCCTGCCGGGCGTCGTCTGCAGATAACCTTGCGTCCGCCAGAGATCATACGGAAGCCGATCGGCTGTCGCCTTTTCGCTCAACCCCTCCGATGGCAACCAAAATGTCGGCTGCACATGCCACTTGCCATCGCGCCATCCGATTAAAACCAACGCGGTAAGGTCCGCGACCTCGGATAAATCGAGACCACCGTAGAGCATCAGACCCGCAAGCGAACCGACCGGCCCGCCGCAAGCTTTCCAAACCGCCGGTGAAACGAACATGTGCGTGGGTGGGTTCGACGCGCTGATTCAAAATCAAGTTGCGATATTCAGCTTCGCGCGCCGGCATGCGCTTGGCAGCCGCTGCCATAGCAAGAACTTCCTGCGTGTTCAGGAACGTGCCGAGTGCCGGATTAGCCAAGGCGATGATGGTTTCGTTGAACGGGTCGAGGTCAGCGGGCGCAGTATAGAGCTTAACTACCGTGTGCGGATCGTGTCCGGCCAACGCGTCATCGATCAACACCGAGAACAGGTCAGCATCGGTCGGTGCCTGCGTTGAGATGATGATCGAGAGCGGATTCTCCTGCGCGCCGGTCGCCGTCTCCAGCGCCTCATACAATGCAGAGCGCGGACCACGGACCTGACCCAGCTCGTCATGGATGACCAATTGGGGAGATAGTCCATACGCCGTCGTTGCGTCCGCCGAGAGCGCGCGATAGCGCGTGCCGAGCTCGGTGCAGATGAGCGATTTCGCGGTTTCCTGAATCGTCACGATCCGCGCCAGCGCCGGGTTTATGCGCACCATCTTCGCAGCCAAAGAGAAGATGATGCCCGCTTGCTCGCGCGACTGCGCCGCGGAGAACAGCTGAGAATTCGGCTTACTCTTTGCAGGGGGCCCACACAAATGCGCGAGCAATAGGCACGCAGCCAGGGTCGTTTTTGCATTCTTGCGGCCCATGCTGATAATCGCACGACGGGTGCCGTGCGGGTTGTTGTAAATCAGACGAATCAAATCTTTCTGCCAATCGAACAGCTCGAGCCGCTTGCCGACGAGCCTGCCCTCGGGGATGAAGCAGACGGTCTCGATGAACTCGATGACGTCGGCCGCAGTGACCTTGTCGTCAGCCGGCTTCCGCTTGCGTCTAGGCACTGAACTTCGCCTTTATTTCCCACGGTCTGGAATCCGGAGCCTGCTCGAGCCGCGAACCGGCCGCACGCGGCACCACCCGCGAACGCGGCGTGGCCCGCAGCTGGCTCAGAAGATACGCAACGTTCTTGGCCACCACCCCATGCTGGGCAGCTAGAGCGCCGGCCTCCTCGCCATCGTCCTGCTGCTGAGCTCGCAACTGCCGCAGCCGAAGTTCCTGCCGTTCCGAGACCGCGGCCTGCGCCACCAGGCGACGAAGGATGACCTGGCCGGCAGTATCGAGCCAGTGGCCGGGCAGCGCGTCGACAACCTCACGCCAAATCCGCTGCTCCAGCTCGTCGAGATCCTCCGGCGGCTCCGGACGACCACGCCCAGGGAGCACAGGCACAACGCCAAGCGAAGCAGCGGATCTGCGCGGCATGTGGGGCACATTAGCACAGCCCGAAAATCATGCACGTTAGCGGTGCCCGGCCGCGCCGCTGGTCGGGAATTGCCGCCCTTTCGAATTTTTCCCACCCCCCTGGCCCCCGGTTTTCTTACCCAGGGGAAGGAATCCATGGGTCGCGCTTCACCGGCCTCCGCGCCCGGGTTACCGATTGGCTGGATGGCGCGGATCGACGGGCCAGCCATCGACGCCGACAGCCGTGTCAAAGCCCCGCCGTTCGATGCTCTGCTTGCGGCCGGAGTGACAAGCAGTACAGAGCGACTGCAACGGTCCGAGAATGAACTTATTCGCATCGCCGTAATGCGGCTCGATGTGATCAGCGCACGTGGCCGGAACTATCTTGCCCGCGGCCAGGCACATCCGGCAGAGCGGTTCAAGCTTCAATTGCAGCTTGGCCCTTCGGCGCCAGTATTCGGTTCCATGTAGACGGCCCATCGGGTTCCTCCTGCTGCGCCTATGTAACACTTACCGAGTTAGTCATCCGGCTAACTCAGGAGCTACCGGCCGGGCCAAGGTGGGGTCAACGCATCGAAGCCCCCAACCCCAGCCCCGACCGAGCGGCCGTGTGCGTTTCCGGCCGCTATGGCTAGTGCAGCAACATCCCGGGACGTGCGCTGCGTTCGATGAGCGCCTCGTCGACGGCGGCGGCGTAGCATTGGCGATAATGCGCGACCGCGAGTTCGTGGAATTCGTGCTGCAAAGCCAGAAGCTCGTCGTCGAAGGACTGGGCCAGGGTGCGCAATTCCTTACGGCTCTGCTGCTTGGCGCGCATGAAGCCGAGAATGAGGCCACGCCGCAGTGGGCTCAATTGCCCCGTCTCATGGTTTTGGCGGCTCTTTGGCGTTAGGTGGGCCATCGCGCTTAACCCCCGACACGGGAGAACCTCGCAGCTCTAGCTCGATTAAGATATCGAATCAGCGCCGGCGCCCCTTCGAGCGTGCCCACACGCTCAATGCTTTTAGCACAAGCCCTTAGCCCGCGCACCAGGCCCTCGGCATCCTCAAAGTCGGGGTCGCCGCCAAACTCGCGCTCAATCCGATCGGCATAGACGCGCATTTCCGCCGCGCGCCTCAGAACGCACTCCGCGATCAGAGGGAGGAGGTCGACAACGTTAGACTCGTCCATGCCTTCATCTCAGCACCCGACAGCGACCCTGCGTGGCCACTAAAGTCTGCGGCTTGCACGTTGCGCAGGGAAAAGCCCTACCCTATACAACTATACAATAAGTAATATTATTTCGTGTTATCTCTCTTCCTCTATTGATATTGGTTTTAGTGTGCATTGTGCAAACCTCACTTTAAAAATTAAGCGCGTACAGAACGTTAACGCCCTTGCACACATCAATTGTCTGCGCAACACTGTGTTCGCATCGACGCTCACAAAAGCCCCAGAACCCCCTCGCGGGGCTGAATTTTGCAGTAGAACGGCCTTCACGCCTGGCACACACCTTGCACACGAAAGATCAATTCTGCTCTTGGGGGCGAACCGCCGCAGCAGTCTCTGGAGCTGCGACTAGTGCGTAATCTGTGTTGGCGGGTCGCACTCGCCGAGCGTGCGGATCTCGATGTATTTCGCCAATAGCGCGATACTGTGTTTCCGTAATTGCGTGTCGCTCTTTTCTGCGCAGCGCCAGCATACTCCGGTCAGTATGATCTGGTTGACCCGCGGGTCTTCGGTGTGGGTAACTACAAACGTGAGCGGCGGCTGCGCAGGGTCGCAAAAGGCATGCTCGCAGGTGAGACACTGCGGCGCCTTATCGGACCCCTTCCGGCATTTTGCCCGCCACTCGCCGAGTCCATCGAAGAACTTACCGGCGAGTGAATCTCCCGCCTGCTGTTTCTGCCACAACCGTTCTAGGTCGCGATCACGCCGCATGACGAAGCATTCCCAGATCACCTGTTCCTCTATTGGCATCTTATTCCCTTGTTTTACTCTGACGACGAATTGAGGCTCTGCGTGCGTATGAGATCGGCGAGCACGTCACGCTCGGCGTTGACAACCTGCGTCACCCGCTCCTCTGCCATATCAAGCCGCCTGATGATCAGCTCCGTATCGACTCCGCGCCAGCGTAACTGATCAGCATTCGTGCGGGCATAGATGATCTCTTGCCGCTTGCGGTATTTGATGCGGTTGTTCGGTTCGCTTCGCTCCCGCAGCCGGTACGCGTTCTTGGCGACGGTGTGCCGGGCCTTGTCCGACCAATCGCCGGTCTTGAAGTCACCGAAATAGGCGATCAACCTCTGCATCTGCGTCATCGTGAATAGCGGACATCCATCAAGTGCGTCTATTGCCGTCCCGTAGGCATCCTCAAGTCGTGTCTCGCCCATCCCGATCATTTTGAGCCGCCCGGCAAAGGGCGGCGGGTCGCCGTAGGGATCAAACACGTCGAGGGGCACTGCCGGCCGCATGAGCAGCGCTCGATGAAGCGCACCGATGTTTTCCGGCACCCCCATCCAGGCTCGGATATCGGCCCTCTCGATTAGCGTCATCTTGCTGCCGCAGGCGATGACGCAGAAACGCCGATCGGTGGGTGGCAGCTTCACTACGTCGCGATGGTTGGTTGCGATCATTATGGTTCTCGCCGAGCGCTGCGCGTAGGCGTGCTGTCCTTTCGCCTCGAAGCGGTGCCGCGCCGTTGGCGACGGCTCGATTGCATTCTTTAGCGCCTCGTAATTCAGCCGCCGCCGTGCCTGGTGATGCCCGTCCTCGTCGGCGGCTTCGTTGACGGTGGCGATGAGCGCATTGGCGAGCCGGTCGTTGAAGCGCGCTCCCGCCGCGGTCCCGGTTATCTCGCCGAATGTGCATGGAACGACGTAGTCCTCGCCAAATAAGCGTTCGAGAATCTCGAACAGTGTTCCGCGGCCTGTTCCGAATTCCTCCGCCACCATGATGACTGCGATCATCGGCACCCACGGCTTGCGGGCCTTGTGGGCGAGGTAGTTCCACATCCACTCCCGCTCCGTGTCGTCCGGAATGAGCCGCGCGAAGAAAGCTTTGAAGGTCGCGATCTCACCCCCACTTGTCGGATGCGCCGGTGGCCAGTAGCGATTGTAGATGTGCAAGCCCTCTTCCTCGAACGTCGGCCGCGGCCGATCTGACCGGGTCTGAATCTTGTCGATGTGCACCCGCAGCGGGTGCTTCATCCAGTCATCAACGACGGATATCGTCCTGCTGCGCCCACCTCTTGGCCCCTCGACTGTAAGCGCATAGGGCAGCATGAAGCCACGCAGGCTTGCAATCGATCCTAGCTCGCCATCGACCAACGAAATGACGCCGCCCTTCCCCATGAAGGCGCTCTTGCAGAAGGCGTAGTTCACCAGCATCCACTCGAGAGCGGCGACGAAGCACGCTCTCTGCGCCGCCTCCACTGCGGCCGCCGAGGCCGTCAAAGCAAGCGCGGCGTAGTCAGGCAGCGGCGGCGGCGGCACGCTGTAGAGCGGGTTGCGCATCAGCGGGTGGTCGCTGAGCTTCGCCAGAAATTCCCGGTCGGCCCGGCTGATAGCTTCGCCATCGAAATCGTCAGGGCTCGTCTTGGAGGCATACTGTTCGCTCATTGAATGGGTTCCTTTCCCTCAACTGCTCCAGGAACGTGAACAGCTCGGACGGCGCCCGCTCGCGCCGATGCCAGGTTGTTTCCGTCATGGTGTCGTAGATGCCGAGGCCATGGCGGCCCCAGTTGATGAGATGCGAGTCGGTTCGCACCCGCGTTCGATCGTGAAAGCTGCCCGAGCAGCGCATCGTCGCCGCACCATTGCGCCGCGCGCGCATATGGCACTCCAGCTCGGCGACCGTCATCACGCCATGGTCGCGCGTCTCGATCTCGGTATCGGCGTCAAGCTCAAAGCAGCGCAATTCCGCCTCGCCCCGCCCGCCCTTGCTGACGGCGACGAGCCCTGCCGCCGCAGCGATCTCGTCGAACAAGTCGCAGGCCAGCGCATAGGCTGCTTTTGGCAGCGCCGGCAGGGCTGTTCGCGACGTCGTCGCCGGCGAGGCGCCGCCGGCGAACTGGTACACGTCCATAACCTCGCCTGCCTGGTTGCGCGCGTGCGGCCCGTCGACCGCGAACTGCCGCGTCCCGAGCGAGCCGAAGCATTCGACTTGATGCTTCGGTACGGCGGGGTCGTCGGGATCGTCGCCGCGATACCAGCGCCGCGACGCGAGCCGCCGGAACGGCTCGTCGACGCGCGCGATCCAAGCTTCCTTCGGCCCGCCGGCATGGCGTACGAGGCCATGCTCGACCAGCGCCGGGAAGTTCTTGCCGAGTGCATCCGCCAGGGCCGCGACGAGACCCGCGTCCGCGACATCGACATCGATCACCGCCAGATCGCCGTCGAGCCTCATGCCGGTCGATAGCAACGCGCTGCGATCCCACGACAGCACCTCGGCTTCATCGACGGTACGCTTCGGCCAGCCCTTCTCGATCGGCCGCTTGCAATCGGTCAGCAGCGGTTGAAAACCATTTGCCAGCATGGCCAGGCGGAAGGCGGTGCGCTCCTGTAACGGCTTTTTCATTTTGCTCATTCGCGGTTCACGATGACGTCGGCGTTGCCGCTCACTTTGCGCGCGGCGGCAAGCAACAGCTCGGTATCGCGTAGCTGCCGCTTCAGTGTGCGGGTTTGGCGCAGGTCATAAGCTGCGAATTCGTTGATCTTGTCCGACGCGATGCTGCTGTATCTTTGCGCATTGAGCATTTGCCAGTAGGCTAGGTCATGCTTCTCGTGCTCGACGATGGCCTGCTGAATTTGCTCCATGTTCGCCGCGCAGCGCGGCACTTCGCGCGCTAAGTGGTCTTGAAATCTAGGCCAGCATTCGGAGCCGATCGCACGTGCAATCGATAGCGGATCGCTTAAAGCTCGGCCGCAGATGGCGCACTCGCTGCCGTTACCGATGTGCTTGCCAAGCAGGTAGTCCTTGGTGATTCGAGCAATCTTCCGCTCGCGGCGGCGTCTTCGCGTGGCGAGGCTGCGCGCACGCGTTTCGGCGGTCATTCGATCCAGCTCGGTGCGGAGATATTCGCGACATCCGTCGATTGTCGGGAATGCCGTGCTCCAACCGCGCGACCTTGCTCCGTTGAGCCTCGCGTAAGTCGCGTAGAAGGCATTCTCGCTGCGCCGAATAGAGCCGCGATAATGGCCGCAATCGAATTGTTCTGTGATCGGCAGGTCGAAGATACGATGCATCAGATTTGCTCCAGATGCTGTTTAAATGCCTCTTGTGCGCTCATCTTGCCGAGCACGCGATTGCGTTTCATCTCATCGACCGTGCGCGTTGCGACGCAGACGTGAATGGTCACGTGCCGCGTCTGCCCGGGCCGGTAGATGCGCGCGATTGCCTGTTGGGTGAGTTCGGCAGACCAGCTCGGCGACAGCCATGCCATGCGCGAGCCGCCGTATTGCAGGTTGATGCCATAGCCGGCCGCGGCGGGGTGAAAGTGAAAGGCGAGCAGTGGCAACCTGCCCGCATTCCAGGCCTCGACCAGTAACGCCGAATCCGCAGCGCTGGTCGGGCCGCCGAGCACCGGCACTTCCCACCACCACTTCAGCGCACGCTGGATAGTCCGCAGGTCCTCGATGAACTCATAAGCGATGAGCAGCGGCTCGCCTTCGAGGCTCTCAACCAATTCCTTCAGCCATTGGATTTTCAGGTCGTGAACGAAGACCGCATCCTCGTTGCCTGCATCGTAGAGGAAGCCGTTGGCCATCTGCGCCAGCTTGCCGGTCGCGATCAGCGGCGAGGCGGCCTCGATCGTGCGCCCTTCGGCGGTCGTGAACAGCTCCCGCGCCATCTCGCGATAGCGCGCCATCACCTCTGCCGGCAGCGCGACGTGCGTCTCCACGACGTTGAGCGGCGGCAGGTCAGGCATGTCTGCATCGGCGACGGTCATCGCCACGGTGCCGAACGCGGCGGCGATCTTCGCTTCTGCTCCCGGCAGCGCCACCCATTCGCGTCCGAACGGATCGCGCGGCCGGAAATGCCGCTTCTGCCATGGGATGAAGGCGCGGCCCCATAGCGCCCCGTTGGTGATGATGGCGGCCGGCATGAACAGGTCCATGCTCGAGTTGGGACGAGGAGTCCCCGTCAGGCCCCAGCGCGTGCGGAAGCGCCCGGCGATCTTCAAGAGCGCGCGGGCGCGCTTGCCGCTTGGGTCCTTGAGCCGCGAGGTTTCATCGACGATGAGAACATCCCATAGCGGGTGACCATTGGGAAAAGCAGCCAGTTCCTCGACGAGCCACTGCGTTAAGTCGATACCGATTACCGTCACCTCGCGCTCGGGTGCAGTAGCGAGGAGCGCCCGTCGGCGCTCGGGCGTGCCGTTGAGAACAGCAACGCGAAGGTGCTCGAGGTGTGGCCACAGCGTAACCTCGAGCGGCCACACGGTCGTGGCGACGAGCTTGGGTGCGATCACAAGCGCGTGGCGGCGATGGCCGTCACGGACGAGGTCGGCGAGCGCTGTGAGCGCAGCGGCCCCCTTGCCAGCGCCAAGAGGTGCCACCATGAATGCGCCATCATGCTCGTAGAGCCACGTGGCGGCTCGCTGCTGATAGCTGCGCAGGACGCGCGCGGCGAAGGGCGCGTTCATGACGCTTCACCTTTCAACGTAGTTTTGCTTTTTGAGTATCTACGGCAGGACTGTTCTTCACTCTGAAGCGGCAAGCCATCAGCCCAGTTCGGTAGGGTCAGCATCTCGCGCCGCAGGATCGCCTTCGCCTCGTCGGCGCGCGCCGCACTGATTTCGCAGACGATCTCATCGTGCGTCGTCATACGGATTGGCATGAACGCGAGCGCCGGATTGGTTTCGATTCGGGTAACCGTCGCGCGCAGGATGTCGGCAGCTGTGCCGCTGACTGCGTTCTCGCACAGCGTGCCATGCCAGAGTCTTGCGCGCCCGTGCGCACGCCGGAACGATAATTCGGTGCGTTTCTCGCCGGTCGGCTTGCCATCTTTACGCACGTCCACTTCGCGCCAGCGCAGTCGCGGATAGGTCAGCAAGCGGCCTGACGGCAGCGCCATGAACAGCGCGCCGCCGAGGTAGTCATCGCGATAGATGAAAGCGAGCCGGCCTGCCGTCGTGATCCGGCCGGGTATTTCCCAGGCGCTCATCGCGGCCTCCCACAGCCCTGACCAGAACTCTTGTGCCCATGGGTTAGCCGCGCGCCAGGCGTCGACGATATGGCGCGCCTCGGCGGTCTCGAGATGGATGCGATAGCCGAGTGCCATCGCCAAGAGCGCCCCAACAGCGCCGCCGAAGCCGAGCGCCAACGTGGCAACCTTGCCGATCTGGCGCTCCGATTTCACTATCGCGTGCGCGTCTTTGTGCAGGATGTCGGCGATGGCGACGGTGTAGATGTCAGGCCGCGTCGGGTCGCGATCGTTGGCGCGGAAAATCTCGAGGACGTTCTCGGCGCCTTTCGAAGCGGCGAGCCAGGGCGTGATCCGAGCTTCGATCGCTGACCAATCCGACCATACGAACAACTTTCCCAGCTCAGCGATGAGGGCAGGTCGGACAATAAGGGCGAGCTTGCGCGTTGCCGGCATGTCGACTGGATCGGCCGCGACCAATGTCGCGTAATCGCAACCCTTGGCGATCGCTTCGACCAGCGGGCTTTCCGCGGCACCGTCCTCGCCGAGCACGTCGCGCGTTAAGTTCTGGATTTGCGCTCCCCGGCTGGTCATGCGCCCGGTTTGATAGGCACCGGCAAAGCGGTATTGGCCCCGCAGCATGCCATCGAGCTGCTGCGCTTTGAGACGCGCAAACTTCTTCGGCGCGGCTCCGGCGCCATAGACGCGCAAGGTCGCGGCCTCATGCGCCTTCACCTCGCTTGGGCTAAGGCCGCCATTGGCGCGCTTGGCGTCGAGCATGGCGAGAACGCGTTCGACCCGATCGCGCGTCAGGCTAAGCTCTAATTCAGCGTCATCGTCATCGTCGGAAGTGCCAACTATCAGCACTTCGCGCATCGGCGCCTCGACGAGCATGTCGCACATCCAGGTTGCGAGCCGCCCCGCCTGCGTGACTCGTTCGACAGCGCCGCCGGTTAGTTCGACCAGCCGACGGTTGATGGCGATGGCATCTTGGGCCGCCAGAGTGGCGGCGTGCTGCACGAACGGCATATCGATCGCCACGCCTCTCTGGTTGATATGTTCGAACGCCCAATACTGTCGCCATTCTTCGGACGGCAGCGGTCGCGTCCGGCCATAGACTTCGCGCATCGCTTCAATGTCTTGACGCGCATAGGCGAGAAAGCGCTCCCACTCCGCCGGATATTCGCGCGGGCTCGCACCTTCGATGCAGAACATTCGAATTAGCGCCTTGCCGTCCTTCTGTTTGCCGGCGCCGCCGAGATAGCGAGAAGCGTGTTCGAGATCGGTTGGCAGGTTGGAAACGCCGGCTTGAATCATCGGATCGATGACGCGTTCCGGCGCAAGCAAAGGAAATCCGAGCGTGGCGTAGTTCCAGACGGCAGCGTCGAAGCTTGCGTTCCACGCGGCAAAGGTTGCGTTGCGTTCGAAGGCTGCGCGCAGCTCGTCCGGCGCGTGGTCCCAATCGAGGATCGCACCATCAGCGTGCCAGGTCAGCGCCGGCGCGTTGCCGATCGCATAGGCCAGCACGATGGCGCGCGTCGAAGCTTCAGCGACGTAGCGATATGTGCCGGCGGCCTTTAGATCGAGCGCGCCGCCGTAGACCTCGAAATCCGTCCAAATGAGATCGTCGGCTTCGAACATCGCAGCACCCGGAACCTGAAAAGTCAGGCGAGGCTGCTGCGCAGTCAGCCTCGCCTTGTCAGGTGCGCGCGTACGCGCACCGCCTTACGCGACGCGTCGCCGCCGCGGTTGATCGGTCGGCGACGCTGCCGACCCCGACGTCGGTGCCGGTGTCGCCGGCGTCGGAGCCGGCGCTGGACCGTCAAGCGACATCCAGCCGACAGTGTTCATCACGGGGGTCCAAACCCTCCCGTACTGAACGTGTTGGTAGGAATCCTTTTCGAGCACCTCGATCGGCACGATCTTGCTGTCGTGCTGGCCGCTGTTGAGCCGGTCGCGTACCTGATCGAGCAGTTGGACGAGGCATTGGATGGCGCCAACGGTCGTCGCTTTGAAGACCACTTCGACGCCGGCGTCGGCGCCGTCGAGACACTTCATGTTGACGGCCCATTCTTCTTGCCACGGGAATCCTGTGTCAGGCATTTCCGCGACCAGAGGCTTCGGTTGGTCGATAGGAACAAGGCGTTCGTCAACCACCTGGTTGCCGTTGAAGCAGATACATCCGTATTTGAACGTCAACGGATTGACGGCCCATCGACTGCCTTCTTCGGGAATGGTGCGCTTCTGCCCAAATCCCCAAGTGCCGCTGCCTTCACGGCTCTTGAACAACATCATCGGCAGACCGGTACGGCCGAGGATGACTGTCGTGTTGATTTTGGCGAGCGCCGTTTGGAGCGCCGCCAAGGAGGTGAGCGCACCTCCCGCCGCTGGCGCGGGGGCGACTTGCTTGCTCCCGGGCCTTTCGTGTTCGCCGTTGTCGTTGGCGTGATCGCGGTCGCGATCATGATCATGATCGTCACTCATGCTTGCCTCCCTCCTTGAAAGGCTTTGAGCGCCTCGGAAAATGCGCGCGCAGTCTCGACCCGTCCGGGCGTCGGGGCGTGCACGTTCTCGACCCGCACGAGCGAGACGCCCGAGCGATTCGAAACGATCAATTCTTGTGGGATTTTGAGGCCGCGTGCTTTCGCTCGCAGTTCGACCTGTTTCGGCGAGTGCAGCGTCTTCGCCACGACGTCGTCGCGGTCGAGGCCGAGGCTCTCCAGCGCAGCAATTGTAGTACTTTCATTGTTGAGCCAGCAGCGCGCGGCGCGGCCGGCCGAGAGCGTGTATCCGGGCACGAGGTCGCCGTCTTCGAGCGCGCGCTTCGCCTGATCGCGCAACGCCGTGTGAATATCTTTGACCGCATCGACGAGGTTCAGCCCGTCAGCGAGTAGCTGCAAATAGGCTTCTTTCGAAGGTGTCGCGCGCGCGGACGTCGGCGCTACGAACTGGGCGAAATCGAGCAGCGGACCGGCATGCGCCGGGCAGATCGGTCGCGCCGGGCAAAAACGGCACCAGGCGCCGCGTTGCAAGTGTGGCTCCGGCGCGAGTGCCTGTTCACAGGCAGCGCGGTAGACCGCGACGAAAGCATCTAGCTCGGCGTGCGTTATCGTAACGGACGACACCATTTCGGCATCGACATCGATTGACACCGGCTGCACGATGGTGAGGACGATATCTTCGACGCCGGCAAAGAACTCGCGCAACGAGTGGCGCGCCGCGGCGGCGTAAAACAGCAGTTGGCCGTTGATAACGTCGACGGCGGGATCGTCGTCGGCGGGGCGGAGTGCGAGCACGCGCACGCCGACGCCGAACTTAAGATCGATGACGTGCACCGTGCGGCCGATGCGAACGATTAGATCGGCGGTGCCGAAGGCGCCGGCGACGGTTGGAAAGGTGATGCGGGCTTCGAGGAAGAATTCGGCCCCGGGCGTGTCGAGGAGCGCAACTACGTGAGCAAAGGCTGGTTGCAAGGCGTTCGCGATGTCGTCGTGCGTGATCGTGTAGGTGCCAAACGTCTTGCCGACGAGGTCGTCGAGCGAATAGGCCTCGTCGAGAAGTAGCGC